CAAATGTACTAGCCAATACCGAATTTTTAGTGTATAATATAAATAGGTAGATATGCTATTAGTCTTTGGCTTCGTGCTTGCTCTTGGGCGCTAACTGGGATAACAGCGGTTATCAGGTTCACGTTCTGCTAATTGCAATAATTCGTCGGCTAATGTGAATGTCAATAACTCTGCACGCAGCACGTCGGATACGTAGAGAATCTTTAATAAATGGTACATATAAAACATCTGGATATCGACAGAAGAAAATTTATGAACCAAAAGAAAGAACTATTTATATTTTACCTTTTTATCCGGACAGAATAGTTCATCATGCAATAATGAATATTTTAGAGCCAATATGGGATAAATTATTTATTTCAGATAGTTATGCTTGTAGAAAAAATAAAGGTCAACATAAAGGCAGTATTAAATGTATGGAGTATGTTCGCAAAAATAGATTTTGTCTAAAATGTGATATAAGTAAATTTTATCCTTCTATTAATCATGAAATTCTAAAAAGAATTATAAGAAAGAAAATCAAATGCAAAAGAACTATAAAATTATTAGATGAAATAATTGATAGTATAGATAGTCCAACAAATGTTCCGATAGGGAATTATCTTAGCCAATGGTTTGGGAATTTATATTTAAATGAATTGGATATGTTTTTAAAACATGATTGTAAGATAAAGTATTATTTAAGATATTGTGATGATTTTCTTTTATTTTCTAATGATAAACAATTCTTAAAAGATATGTCTGTTAAAATAGAAGAATTTGTAACAACTAAATTAAAACTAAAATTAAGCAAATGTAATATACTATCTACGTCGCAGGGTGTGGATTTTTTAGGTTATAGGCATTTTTCAGCTGGCTATATTTTAGTTCGAAAGTCTACTGCAAAAAGAATGAAGAAAAATATTAAGGCTTTAAAATATAAATTAGCTGTAAAGAAAATATCTAAAGAATCTGCTTTATCTACAGTGGCAAGTGTTGAGGGTTGGTTAAAATGGGCTAATGTTTATAATCTTAAAAAGTCTTTACAATTAGAAGACTTAAAGAAGTCCATAGGAGGTTCTGTTGGTGAATAGATTTAGTGACTTTTCTACCGAACAATTAATAGGCGAAAAGATTAGTATTGATAAAATTCTTAATAAGGAAATTAAAGTATTAGCTTTTAGATTAAAAAATAGTAAAATTGAAAAAGGTAGTACCTATGCACAAATTCAAATCGAATTGCATGGAGAATTAAGAGTAATATTCACAAATTCAACAGTATTAAAAGAGCAATTACAAAGATATAAAGAACATTTACCCTTTTGCACTACTATCATTAAAAATAACAAATATTTTTCATTCAGTTAAGGAGGATAATCATGGTAGGATACCCAAAATCTTTAAAAACTAAAGAAGATTATGAATATGTTAGAAATAATTTCCCAAAAGAAATGTGGAAAAAAGATTTTCAGGCTTTATTAGATAGCTCTTATGATTGGTTTTTTGTTGAAAAACTTTTAAAAATTGAAGAAATTGTTTTAGCTAAAAATCAGAGAATAGAATATGACGAGGAAAGAGATGAAAGATACCTTTACGAGTATAGATTTAATCCGGATTGTAAATTAATGCAATTAGGCTATACAGTGCAAGAAGTACAACTTATTTTATGGGAGGCAGAATAATGTCAACTATACAAATTTATGATGGAGAAAAATTTGTACCCTTTAATATTTCCCATGCTATTGAAATGCCTGTAGGTTTTGAAGATTATGTATCTTATACAGAACTTGATCCTGGACAATTAATTAGAAATGGTCAATTAGTTAGTAGAGAAATTTATTCAGATTTATGGAATTTTGTTCAATCAAAACCTTCTATGCTTTTAACAGAAGAAGAATGGCAAGCAAATTTAACAGCAAATGAAGGATTAGCCTGTAACTATTATTCGGCTGGTGATGGTAGTACAAATTTTAGATTACCTAAAGCCAGTGTAATAGTTCTTCCAGATCTTAATCCGGAAAATATTAATAAATATTCAACAGATACACAAAGAAATATTACAGGTTCTATTGGAGAAATATTTGCGCCAGACCAGCCATTCACCACTGGTACTTTTTCTGAAGAAGTATCTAGACATATTCATGTTATTAACGATGAAGCGGCTAATCATATTTGGAAAATAAATTTTGACGCTTCTCGTAGTGTAGGTGCGGATCATACTGGCGAAGAAGTAAAACCTAAATCAATAACTAAATTGCCTATAGTATATGCCTTTGGAAGAATTGTAAATGCTGGAGAATTAGATTTTCAAACAGTTGTACAAAAACAAAATGATTTAACTCTAAATCATCAAATTAAATCATTTACAGATTTAACTCAAATTGGCTTAACTAATGGAATTGAGCAATTCCAGGATATTGGTAAAAACTTGCCTGAAAATTCTCAAATAACTTATCGAGTTTGGGAGAAAGATAATCATAATCACGTCCTTTATCCTAGTACAAGTGGAATATTCACAATGGAAAAAGCAATAACATTTTGCAGATGTTTTTATAATAGTATAACACCTAATAAACAATGGCAAATGGCTTTTGATTATCGTGATGAATTTTACATTGAACCAACTTGGGAATTATTAGCAAAAAATAATAAATTGAGTATGCCTTCTAATAACAAGATAATTATTAATTTAAAAAATCAGGGAGATTCCTGGACAGCTCCCTGTGATGGTTATATATGGGGAATGAAAATTGGGGGTAGTGATGTTGTAAACAGTTGGTTAAATGTTTGGGACTCTACTGATGCAGATACAAGTAATTATGGCACTTTGATTTATTGTGATTATGGTCAACCATATATTAATTTATGCGGTAATTTAGCTGTACGAAAAGGGCAAACTGTTTATTTTAACTGGAATAATAATTGTAGAGTATATTTTTATCCAGCTTTAAATAATAATATGCCTGTTTATGGTGAGGATGTAAGAATTTACATCAAAGCTATTAATATAAATGGTTATCCAGTTAAGGGAGCTAATGTTGAGATAACAATATCTTCTGGCCATACAGAAAATGGAAAAACTAATAATGATGGTAGATATTTACTATCCTTTGCTGGTTATCGGGAGATAAAAAATGCAAATATAAGTTCAGGCGATATGCCTAAAGTGATGGATGTTAAAGTATCAAGCAACGAAGGAAGTGACGTACTCACACTTTATAATTTAGAAGAATTACAAGAAAATAAAATTTATGATTTAGAAATACACATTGTATAATTATAATAAAGCTTGACAAAATAAAAGAAATATACTATAATTAAGGAGTATAAGATGAAAGATAAAATACTTAACTGGTTTAAAAAATTGGTTGAAAATACACCACAATTAATAGGTAACAAATACATTAAGTATATAGCTTTCTACCTTATATTGGTGTATCTCGGCTTTACTGTAATGTTTGTTTACGGATGGATACATAACCTAAATGTAACAAATGAAGCAGACTTGCCGATAATTATTTCATTTTTGACTTTCTTTGTAAGTGGGTCAACTGTTTATGCTATTACATTTTTAGCTAAATTATTTATTGATAAAAATAATAATGGCATATCAGATATTCTTGAAGGAAAGGAGGAAAAAGACAATGGTAACTATAAATGAGATCATTGCACTTGCCGAAAGGGCTAAAAATAGTGGTATTAATCGAATCTATTGTCATCATACAGGTGGATTATACAAAATGAATAGTGTTGAAAAAGAACATTATCATATTTGTATTGAAAGTGATGGAACTGTTCGTATTAATGGTGAACTTACAGACTACAAAGAGCATACATGGCATCGAAACAGTAACGCTATTGGAATCGCTTTATGTTGTGCTTATGGGGCGACTGTTTATAAAAATCCTGAAAGAATTAATTGGAATGGTTATCCACCAACACCAATTCAAGTCGAACGGTTAGCTGAGATAATTTGTTTTATAGCAACTGTTCTAGAAATTCCAATAGATTCGGAGCATGTTATGACTCATGCAGAAATCGCTGATATTGATGGTTATGGTCTTTATGGTGATGATCCTGATTTAAGATGGGATTTACTTCTTTTGGATGATCCTGGCACAGGTAGAAAAGATCAGCCCGGCGGCGATGTAATTCGTGGATTGGCAATCTGGAAACAAAATAATTAAGGAGGAATCTAAAATGGAAGAAATTAAAGAATTTTTTGATAAAATAAAAGCTACTTTTAATCGTTATCCAAAATTGATTTCCTTTGGACTTGGATTTGCAATCGGAGTTTACTTTACTTGGAAGCAATGGTAAATGAAAAGAAAAATATTTTTCATACTTCTGTTGTTTGGTTTATCATTGGGTTTATGTCAGCAGGCTTATGCACAGGATTATTATTTAGTTCCAGCGAAGAAATTCGAAATGCAAGAACAACAAATAGCGCAAGCGATATCCCTAAACGAACAATCGATAAACAAAATTCTGACGTTGAAAAAACAACGGACGGAATTAAACAACAACTTACAGAAAGCCAATCAGTCAGTAATAACATTGGAAAAACAGCAAACGATGTTGAAGACATCTTACGACAACAAAATCAAATACTTAGAGAGTTGCAATCAGACTTTAGAACAGGAGTCCAAAGAATACAAAAAGAAGATTAAACAATTAAAAGCTGAAAAAACTTTATTGTATATTGGACTTGGTACTGTTTTATTAATTGCGATATCCTAGGAGGATGTAATGGAAAATCCAAATGATAAAGATTTGCAGCACCTAGATAAGTATCTAGAGAGGTTAATGCAAAGACAAGATGAAATAGATAAAAAAGCAAAAGACGCTCAAATTTATCGGGACTATAATGTAAAATTATTAGGACTTTTAAAAATTTAGTCATTGGTTTTCTCTGTTGCTT